CGTTCCTTCTGGACGACTTCAATATTAACGGATAACCACCGAGTTAAGCCGTGTGAACCCTACCAGGTCAAACACAAACCTGGTACCACCAAATGGTCAGCACCTTGCATCAGCTAGGGGTTACGGCGACTTGCAACCGCTTTACCCTAACCTTCATCGGACATTTCCGAATCTGAGAAAAGCGCGGCGGGGACCCCCGGCTTGCCTAAGGGCTTTCGGTCCGGTCCAAACCCACTCCACCCATACCTCGGTTCCTTTCCCAAGTTGGTCCCTGTCGGGAGGAAACCCCCCCTCCCAGCTTGGGGCAGCCCGACGACGACGTCGGACTCCAGGCGGAACGAATCCAGGCCCCAGAGCGCTCCATTAACATTTGATGATACCCGGTCAGCATCAGCCTGGTACCCCAGTGTGGTCCCAATTGGTGGGGTCGTGCGGTAACGAGATGGTAGGCGGAATTGACCCAGCCGCACCTCGGTAAGGAATCTTTCCAGACCCTTTTGCATCTTGCGCACGTTGTCGCTGAGACGGTTCCTCGGAACTAGCCAATTCACCTCCCGGATCACATCCCTGAGATCCTTCGCGACCGCCTCGACCGAGACAGCCCTCGTCCTGTACTCTCCAAATCCGTCCCACATAGCTCTACCGTTCACCAGAACGGCCTCGGCTTGCCGAGCGAATTCTTCAAGCGTCAGGCCCGTGGTAGCCTGTCTGTCCCAATCTGGAAGATTTCCCCATGCATTCTGCTCATCGCGAATTGCGCGTAACAGTAGCTCCAAACGCGTACTGTCGCCCGTTACCAGCGCCGCAGCCTTGGTTTTCCATGGGCCTTGCAACTTAAGGAGTATGCCCACTCCTTCCGGTCCCTGTGACATTGCTATTCTCAGCGCTCTAACCCATTGGGGCCTAAGAGTCGCCAGAGCTTCGCTCTGCCGTTCTTTGGAACACGGAAAGCCTGGACCCCCAAACTCGCGTGGGAGAAACGGATCTATCCCAGCTCTACGGAATTTTGCGAATTCCGAGGGGAAGGTCTTCTCACAAATATATTCCACACCCGGCCCCCACGGTATGGCTGGGCCCGACATCCACCTGGGGAGCATGCTTTCCCCTGCACGCCCCACCTTCGGGTTGCCGTCCAGCACCGCGACCGAGATGGTCTCGTGCCATTGAACCTTCCTTTCTGGGGTAAGAAGAGCCAGACGTTCAACGAGCGTACCTCCGATCGGGGAAGAGATATCCTTTAGGATGTTCACCTCCCCACCATGGACCGTTAGCCTCTCGTCAAATGAATTAGAGCCTAGCTCCGACGATGCAAACAAAGCATCATCCCCAACGACCCGGGAGCATTCAGCCTTTGCAGCGATCACACACCATAAGGTATAGATGCTTAAGACCGGCCAGGTAGGTCCACGACCCATTGCTGGTTGTCCTTGCGTTGAGAATTCAAACGGTTCCCCGTCAGGGAATTTGCCCTGAACTACAACCGGTCGGCTGTAAAAGAGAAGCGTGCGTCCGAACGTACTTGACAGTGGGATGCCCAAGCCCCTTAGGATACCCCTTAAGATACCCCGGTGGTCATGGCCACATATCTTGTCGCTCGCACGGACCAGATCTACCGAACGAATTATATGGTCCTCCGGAATAGTGACCCCCGCTGGGGCCAGTTCCTTCGGTTCCTCGAACGGGTTTGTCCGCGGGTCCTGTCGTAACAGTCCCAATAGCCAGCTGTTGTACAAAGATCCGACGAAAGCCACAACATCTTTGTTGGGCGTTACTAGTCGAACTTTCTCGGATTTCTCCAGTATTGTGACACAGCCGACCACGTCCGATTGCTCCGGCTTATCTACTAGGTCACGGACGACTGACTCCACACATGCGGTCACCGCCAGCAAGTGCCCACGTTGGTAGTTTAAGAAGTCAGATTGCGCATAACCAAGGGTTTCCTGGTACTGTTTCCTCCAAACGAACAGTGCCGAGCCCCCACTCATAGTTTTAAGCCCCGTATCCTGAGCCATTGCCAGCGAATCGTCCCAATCCTCCCTCCGAAAAGGTACAAACGGAGTGGTAAACTCACTAACTAGCTCACTGAGTCTTACGAGCTCGTCCATTGAAAAGTTTCGCGCGCACAAGGCCATGACAGCCTGCCGCACCCCCATCCTCCAACCGCCCTTAGCTCGGGAGGTGTCCAACCCCCCGCTTGTGCCATAGGACGCCGACAGTGGTGGCAGCTCTTTCGAGTGCGCCCACCTTGAAGCAAAGCGTTCAATTGCAAACCGCTCCCTGCGTGGGATCGTGACCTTTACAGTCATGTCTGCGCGATGCTGCCGAAGTGCAGTCAGAACCTTCTCCCCCAATGGATAGGGTCCCGCCCGCCCAACCCGTGAGAGCTGGAACAGGGCCACTCGACGTTTGACTGACCCAAACTGACTCAACGCCAAGGTACCGCG